CAATAAAACCATCGATATAATTAAATATAGATTATCCTTTATAAACAAACTAATTATTGGCTTTATTTCTATAATAGCCAGCATACTTGCAATTATACTAACTTTAAAGAAAATAATTTCTTAAAATTGTTATTTCACAAAGAAATTATTTAAACAAGTGCTAAGCCACATAGGTTTAGTACTTTTTTCTACTCTTCAAATCCTCCCGCATCATCAATTAAAAAATGTTGCATTAGGATATTATTTACTCAACTTTTCCAAATCTTTTATATTTTTATCTTCATCTTGACCAATGCTATCAATAAATACTGGTGTTGCCACATTCACTTATCTAACATTTTCAAGTTACAATACATGGGTACATATTTTGTTCGTCGCGTTGTTTGAGTTGTTTTTTTAATTCACGTAATTCTCTCTGTGTCATTTCGTCTGGTGTTTTCTTTTCTCCGCTTGAAGTTAAATGTTCTTTTTTTCTTTCTTCCTCAGGGAGAGTTGCTATTTCATATAAAATGCTTGTTCCTAAATTCGCCATCGATGGCGAATTTAATTCTGGACTGTCAGCTACTTTTATAAATCTTCTAGCAGCACTTCTGCTCATATTTATTTTTGAAAGCCACTTACCAAACTCTCCATGTGCTAAGTCGTTCTCTTTTACGTGTTTCATTCTACGACTTATTTCGAAAATCGACTAATCAGCTTTTGATGATGTCGAGTTTAACAATGTAATATATACATTTTGCATACATAGTTATACAATCTCATTTCCCACTGCAACACAGGGCGTTTCTAAAGGTAAAAAACACTATATAAACAGTGATGTTAATCACTTTTTATTCATTTTGATCGTTCTTTTTCTATTTCTGAAACGGACTTTATATTTTTATGATACAATACTTCAAGATTATTAGAACTTGTTATATCTCCATCAAACTGAAAATCTTCTGTAGATCTTATACCCGCAGTAAAAGATTTATTTTTATCACCATTTACATATCCACTAACATCATAACCATCCATTGGATTTCTTTCAATTTTAGTGAAATGTGTATTCTTATATCCCTTAACATTATGTTTCATAAAAAGTTCTATTCTTTCTTTTTGTTCATTGTAATACTTTTGTTCTTGTTCTTTTTGTTTGTCATTCTTCATTTTTAAATAGACGCCTCCTATAATTAATACTATACTAATTAATACAATGAATATTAAAATTATTTTTTTATTCAAATAATCATTCCTTCGAGGTGAAATAATGGATAAACTATATAATAAAGATAACACATATCATAAACTTTCTGGTAATAGTTATAATCAAAATATTATAAAAAGTAGAACTACTAAAATTAAAAATAATGATGATAGTATACAGAATTTCAAAATCCAAGCATCACGAGTTGATAAAGGAAATGGTTTTCAAGCTATGGCAGTATCGCCAATAGGCAATGATGGAAAAGTTGATAATGATACGGTTTATATGATTTATGCTGGAACTAACCCTAAAGAAGAAGCTGATTTAGGTACTGATATGAAACTGGCTCTTTCTAGCGTCTTTAATAATCAAATTAAATCTAATCCAAAAGATGTTAAATTATATAATGATTATAAAGACTTAAACAACAAAACAATTGACTATAAATATCCAGATAATACAGCTAAAAATTCACAATTTGACGAAGCTAATATTTGGACTGAATCTGTGCTTAAGGAAGGTAACTATAAGCACGTATATGGTTCGGGTCATAGTTTAGGTGGTACAATTGCTCAAGTTATGGCAGTTATGCATAATTTTGACCAAACTAAAACTTTTTCAGCCCCTAATGGTTATAATCTTTTACCCGATAATGTTAAACGAAATTTTGATGCCAAAAAATTTGAAAAGAAAATTGTTGATTATACACATACGTCAGATGCTATTGGTATGTATGATTTAGGCAAAGAAAAAATCGGTATGAATATTTTTGTTGAAGATGTCAAACGTCAATCACTCATTGACTTAAATAACCCTATGCTAGCACATGGACTTAAATTTTTTAATTTCAGTGGTGACAATGTAAAAATAAAAATTGATTCAGACAAAGCAAAAGCTATCGCTGAAAAATTAAGCAGCGATTTAAAAGCTATTAACCAAGCAATTCAACGATTGGAAGATTATGAGGAACATTCTAAAAAACGTGCTAGACAAATTGAAGAAAAGTACAAGGATTTAATTTCATCTGGGAACTATAAATATATACATACCTCTGACATAGAAAATTATATGGAAGAGCTTACTAAATCTGGCAAATATGATTTTTATGATAAAACAGAATTTGATGCTACCATATCTGATTTACATTCACATAAAAAGCAATTAGAACAACTCGCTGAAAAAATTGTAGATGCCGGCCAAAAGATGGAAAATCGAGATAAAGAATTAAGTGAAATGTATCAAATGTTTGAGGAGGAATAACATTGAGTCTATTGGAAAGCGCTAAAGAGAGTGTAAAAGAAACTGCTCGTAAAGATGCCGAATTCATAAAACTTGAATGCTTAAAACATGAAATGAAGTCTGATGTTATATCAATGATATCTGAAGAAAAACAAACTTTAAAACAATATAATGATGACTTTGAAGCCTTAGTTCAAGCTATATTTAAATTAAAAGGGACCTTAATATTTGGATTTGAAGGTAAAACAGCTGACGCTATGGTCGAAACAATGGGTAAATATCATTCAAAGGTCGTCGAAGATCAAAAAGCAATTGAATCTTGTATTCGTAGTTGTAAAACCTATGATGGATGGCTCTAATAATATCTTTAACTGTATTTAAGACTTTAAAATAATTTAAAGACGCCATAATATTCGGCGTCTTCTTTTTACTCCTCAAATCTACCTAATATCATCAATATGAAACTCTGCATTCGGATATAGTTTACTTAACTTTTCTATATCTCTCTCATTCTTTTTCTTCATCTTCTCCAATACTATCAATAAACACTGGTGTAGCTACATTCAAGTCTACTTTCTCAGTGAATAAGCTGTGGTATCTACCGAGTAAATCGCGAGCTTTCATGCGATCACTAGGCTTGATAGGTACATCTACTGTTTCCACATGCTCATTATATACGAGGTTCATTCTTCCCGTGTCTGGGTTTCGTTCAAAAGTACCTTTCTTTACTATAGCTTCTTTAGTTTCCGTCTCGTCACCTATTGCTGCTTGAGTTAATAAATACAGTAACTCTTTGGCTGATAAAATAGTATCGTCCATAATCTCGTCTTTCTTACTTTTAATATATTCGTCTACTTTATCTTTACGTAGTAATCGACTACCTGTTACATGTGCACTATTGGGGCTATATCCTGCCTTTATAGCGCTTTGAGTAACGTTGAGTGTCTTTATATACTCATTCGCAAAACGTTCTTGTTTTGGCGTTAATTTGTCCATATCATCACTCCTTATAACTAGAATGAGCCTACCCATTTAAGGATAGGCAAATTGTTTAATTATCTTCGATTGTTACTTTGTTTCACTTCATCAATCGCATTTTTATAACGTTCAGTAAGTGGTTTAATTTCAACGCCACCATACTGTTCATTCTTAGTAATAACTACACCAGTTTTAGCCATTCCTGTTTGGTTAATGACGCTATATTCAAACATTAAGTTCTTGTATTCTTCGTTTGTAGTGTATGGATATAAAACACCTTGTTTTAATTCCTCGAGTTTAAATGCAACTTGACGTTGTTGTGATTCGTTTAATTGATTGTCATATTTTTGTTGCAACAAACTTAATTCATAAATATCAGTATTCGTTACATCTTTACTATTGATATAGTCTACAATCTCACTATCGTTATAGAATGATAATCTAGCTTCTAAATTCTGACGTTTAATAATTTCGGTTTGTGGATCTTTAACACTATCTTGTTGACTTTCTTTCTCAATCTCATTACAGCGTTGCTCTATTTCATTTAATCTATCTGTAGCAAACTGTTTGAATTTATTTTCTAGTTCAGTAACTTTAGGCTTTTGTTGTTCGTCTATAGCCTCTAAACGATAGCCTTGCTTGTATAAACGCTTAGTGTCTTCGATTAATTTATTTACTTCATCTAATAAATCTTTATACTTTCTGTTATCGAATAATACACTCCATACGTCTTGTGATGTACCTTGATAAGTAGTTGTTGTCATAATATATACCTCTTTCTGTTTAATTAGCTTGTAATAGCTTTTCTTGTCTTTCTTGTTTCATACGTGCTTTAATTCTTTCTTTTCGTGCCTTACCTTCTGCCCTACGTCGCTCTTTATCAGCTTTAATTTCTTCTTGTATAGCAGTATTTCTATTATTCTTATCTTTACTATCTATGTGGCTTATATCCTCGCATATGCGTAATATAAGGCTCTCATCAGCTAATACGTCATCTCTTTGATACCTCTTTATCTGACGTTGTTCACTTTCACTATAGTTAGATAGTATTATGTTAAACTTCTTTAAATCATGGTTAGATTTATGCTTAAATTTTTCTAGCTTCTCACGTTCTTCGATAATACTTAATGCCAAATCTTCTATGTGGTTTGATTCATAGGACAACTGCATAGTGTATGGATCAATAAACATTCTTGGATAATGTAAAGCGTACATATCATCAATGCGTTGTTCCCATTTATCAAACTCACTTTTTAAGAATGCAGCATTGTACTTAGTTTTGAGTTGAATAACAGCATATCTTTGTCCTACTCCCAAATGCTACACCTCTTACACGCTTAGTTTTTGAAGTACATCTAATCTTGCTTGTGTTCCTAACATTTGACGTTTGACACTGTAAATAGCTTGTTTCTTATCATCTTCATTTCTGATAATGAAATAGCCTCTAGAATCTTTCTTATAGCTATAACCTACTGGATATTGATAGTTAATAATTAAGCTAGTAATAACTTGTGTTAGCCATCTATCATTGGCTTTATTTAGGGGATAACCTAGTTGATTCAATATCTTAGTCTTAGTTACATACTTTTCATTTGAGTTCTGAATTATGTCATAAACTCTTAAATATTCGTTTGGTACAGATTGATTTTTATTTAATGTATCTATCATGTTTTATTCCTCGTTTTATTTAGTATTCCCTTTCTGTTTACTAACTCCCTAAAACGGTACTGATACATTCAATTTTTCTCCACACTCTAATTATATCAAAATTACACTAAAAACACAAACTTATGTTCCTGTTTTAACTCATTTTATTTTTTTACTTAACAATCCTAATAAACATTGAATTAACAACTTTTATAAGTGTTTTTCATATACTATCACACACTACGACACAAGAACATATGTTCTAATTAATTTGCATTTTAACCCCTCATGAAAATTAAGCGCTTAGCTTTTTTTAGTTTTTATATGGGAGCCACACACTACATGTGACTCCTTATTAACCTACTTACTCACACTATAGTACGATTCTTTCAACTCACTTAACTTACGCTCTAACGTCTTGTAATCGTCTTGTGTAGCGTTCTCATCTTGTACAAATGCAGTAACCAATTTCAAGCCCTCAACTAGCTCACTTGCAGGTTCATTAATCCCAGTAGCTAATTGATATAATATTTCGATATTACCTATCACATCAGCATTACTAGACTGAACACCCTCAAGTTCTTCAACATTTAATCCACTCTCAATATAAGTGAACATATCTGTGTTGTTACTTTCTGAGAATGTTTGTAGTCCATACATGAAATATTCATCTTCGAATAATTGACTTGCCATCATATCACTAATAGATAGGCGCTTATCATCGTGTATTTCAAAACCGTTATAATATCCCTCAATACTTCTTATTAGCCCCTCTGTGTGCTTACTAGACGCTAATTCAAATGACTTTCTCACTTTGCAATCTTTAATATATACATGACCGAATAGCTTTCCGTTCATCATCACATAAACTATATCAAACGGATCATTATATATTTTAAAAGCGAAGTGGTTATCTCTACTGCTCTCTAACAATCCTGTGTAGTACCTTAATAACGTAGCTGCTCTTGTTTCAAATTGATTTGCGATTATTTCTATGTTCATTATGATTTATCTCCTTCATTTTTTGTTTTACTGAATTGTTCAAATTCACCTGTCTTGGGATTAAATTTTTTAATATAACGAGCAGGAGCCTTATCAATACATCCCATATCATCACTGTCATAGAAATTAATATGGTGTGCTTTTGTTAAAGCCATACATACGATTGGCGAATACCATATTTCTTCATCATCTATATATTCAACAAATAAATTCTCTGGTGCTGGTATAAGTTGAATCGGAGCATCATAGTCCAGTCGGCTATATATTTCATCTTTTTTATTCACTTTAAACGCACTCCATTTCTTTCTTACAAATATTAAATGCAACAGGCAACCAATGATCTGTTTTAATATATTTAGACTTCACTATCGGTAAGTCCAACCCTTTACCATCAACTAGATAAATAATTGGTGGACAAATATCCATCTCAATTAATCCATCTCGTTTAAGTTCAGCAATAATATTAAACGCTTCTTGGTTCCATCCAATCCAAAACACTATATTTGGATGTTGGCCACTTGTATATGCTCCATCACCTTTATAATTAAAGTTATTTTCTTCAAATACATTTTCTATTTCTACAAAAGTAGTTCCATCGTGTGATTTTATATATTCTAAAATTTTTGATTTTAATTCATTCTTATTCATTTTCTTCCTCCTAAAATTGTATAGGTGTCCCACTGTCTTATTTGCATTGTTTTTTAGGACACGCAAAGACACCCTTCAATCCTCACTCCCTCAAGGGGTTTGATTAATCTGTCTTACTGTCTCCCTACTTACTACCTATATATCTATATTTCGTACTTTGTATATATATTCTGTAAAACTTTTAACTAAAAACTATCAAGACACCAAGACACTTATAGCATGGCATTACTGCCACAAGGGATTAAAGGTGTCTTAAACCTGTCTTATAAGTGTCTTACTGTCCTAAAATTTATGACGATTCGACTTTAAGTTCCTTATAGTAAGAAGATAAATCTATGCTAAAACCATACTGCTTGCCTATGCCTTCACCATATCGCGTTTGCTTTTTCACTGTGCTACAATATCGTGTATTTCTTAACGCTTTATCAATCTTTCTTAAATGATGTTGTTGTGGTTGGTCATCTCGTTTCATCATCACTTTCCAAATTTCCATACTACATACTTTGTCACGCCATACATAAGCACCTGGTTTTGTATTTGGTAATTCAATTAATTTACCGTCACCATATAATTTAATGTAATCTTGGTCTATAACATCGTGAGCAGATATTCTTTTTTCTTCTAATGTTCTATACCAATAGTCAGATGGAATAGGACGCTCAAGAAATTCTTCAATTTCACCGACTAAAGCATCTTTTTCAGAATGTTCTTCTTGGACTTTCAATGCTGTTTCACTAGCTTCTTTATCTAACAACAATGCTTTATCCGTTGGATCATCATCAAAATAAACTTTAGCTTCAGCAAACATTTGTTGAACAATGTCTTGTGTTAAATCGTCAAACGGACTTTTAGTTGCTTTATTTTTATCTGTCGTAATAGGAAAGAAACGACGGTTACCTGTTTGGTCTTTTAGAAATTCATAATTATTTGTCGTACCTATAAACACACATTGGCGTGGATGTCGCTCAATACGTTTACCGTATGAAGCTCTATAAATATCTACAATCGCACTAATGAAACTTTTAATATCTTCAATAGTAGACTTTTGAAATGCTGCGAGCTCTTCTATCTCACACAACCAGGAACCTTGTATTTTTTTATAGGACTCATCACCTTTAAACGTTTTTAAACTTTGGTTATACCAATGACCACCTAATTTACTTACTGTCGTAGATTTGCCATCACCTTGCCCGCCATATAAAATAATCATGGAATCGTATTTGATACCAGGTTGATAAATTCTAGCAACCGCACCCATCATCCACTTTTTAGTCACTTCACGATTGTAGTGATTATCTTCGGCACCTAAATAATCAATAAATAATGTTTCAATTCGCTTATTGCCATCCCATGTTTTAGATTCAATCATGGACTTAATAGGATGAAATTTATTATGATAAGATTCTTTTTCAATGACACTATCCATAATGTCACGACTAAATTGCACATTATAATATCTATCTATATGAGAAATGACATGAGTTGTATCAATATCGGCCCAATAATAATTATTATCATCGTTGGTACGCCAATATGGTAGACGTTTTAGTTTAGTAATTTTTTCAAAGGAATCGTATTGTACTAACCCTTTTAAACTTTCATCATTTTCCATTATTAATTCTGCGTTTGCAGTGGTCTTTTTAAGGGCTTGTGTTGTGGCTGATCGTCTTAATTTACTACGCCAATCATCACTATTGGCCAAATAATTATTTTCATCAATCAACTCAAATACTTCTTCTTTGGTTACATCTTCCAAATAAAAACCTCCTTACTTATTCTTACTATCTTTCTTCAAAATGCTTTTGAATGTACGATTAACTTCCTTTTGTTCAATTGGTGGCCTGCAGGTCATCGCCCATGCACTTACTAATCCATACACTAGGTTAGCATCCACATAACGACGCAATAAGTAACCTGTCAAAGAAGCTAATGTTTGATTACGCTCACCTTTACCAACGCCAAAAGCAATTTCACGCCAATACGCACTGTCACGTTTTTTAAATTGATTTGAATAATTCACTGTTATAGGTTCGTCTTTAACAGCCATCTTGTTTAATTCTTCAATGGTAATTGCTGGCGCATCATTATATTTAAAAATGTAAATTGAACCCTTTGATTTTTTTACTGGTAAGGCCATAGCTTGTGATGGTACAAAACTAGCTTCATCTACTGGATAACCAATATAACGTGCTAATCCATTTGAATACTTCCGATAATCTGATGCACTCATTGGTTCATTTAAAGGTACTATAAGACGAATACGAGGGTTTTCAACAGTATATGAATACGTTGTATGAAACACCCAAGATACATGTTCCAATTTAGCTTTCAGCACTTCATATAGACCTTTAAAATCTTTGATTTCGTCATAGTCCAATGTAATAGCAGTTCGATTGATTAAAGTTTGATCACTACGATATTTACTAATAGTTTGATTATCTTTTTCAACATCTTCAAAATCACCATATACACATAAACCACGTATATATTTATCTGAGTTGATTCTTGGTGTTTGTAGTTTATCTAACCACTTAGACCATTCACATAAGCCAGAACCATTACATGAATTTGAATACAAATTTTTATATTGAACAATTTGAATTTTAAAATCGTTATTTAATTTCACATTTTGAAAATCCAATTTTTGGCCTCCATTTATTACAAACAAAAGGACAAAGATGTTATAATAAATATGTGCAATTTCTTAATTGCCCTTTTGATTGTTAATTATTAATTTTCTATGCGTTATCTGATTCTGTCGCCAAACTTACATCAGATGCGCATTTTTCTATGCATTCATTTATTTCTAGAACTGTATTTTTTACATCGTCTGAAATACTTTTTAAAATCGATAATACAATGTAATTAAAGTCTTGAAACTCTCTAGCGTGGTTAGCCAAAAAAGGATTACCATTCTTTTTAAAAGTTTGTTCTGCTACTTCGTCAGTAGTAAGACGATCACAAATTAAATTTTGCATAATTCCTATTTTCCTTTCTAAATCTGCACCGTTTATTTCATCTTTAATTATTTCCAAATAATTCATTATTCTGCGTCCTCCACTTCAACACCTGGATAAACTTCATATTCTTCATCGTATTCATCATGAAACTTATTCATATTAACAAAAATTCGTGCTTCATCTTCAACAGTTAACCCATGTAATACTTCAGCAGGACATTCTACATAACTTAGATGTTTAAGCGCTTCAACTCGACGAATACCATCAATAATATATAGTCCATCTTCTCTCGCACTAACTGTGATATATCCAATTGCAAGTCTTTCAAAATTTTCAATTATACCATCTGCACCAGGATTATCTAAAGAACGATAACTATAATCCACTTTCAAATCATTAATTTTTACTGTTTCAATTTTTTTATTCATTTTTCCATTCTCCTTATTGATATTAAAATTTTTCTCTAACTCTTGGACTGCCCATTTCATTATTAATTCAAGATGTTTTTCTCGATTAATTTGTGAAACTACTTCGTGACCGTCTTTAAACTCGGTGTGCTCATAACTTTCAAAGTGATTATAAATACTTGTTTTAAGTTGATATTTTACGTGTTCTAATACATCAATTTGTTCTTGATTCATTTTATTAATCCTCCTTTTTGCATTCGTACTTGTCAACAATTGGTAATGTTAAAGTTTGTATTAGTGCAGTTATTGCAATCCCATGAATAAAATCAATACTGTATGCGTATAAACAACCAATTGTTATAGCTAGTATAGAAATCAAAATATATAGTTTCATTAATCTTCAACCCCTTTAAGAATTCACTTTAATTGATGTACTAAAAAGCTCGTCTATTGGCTTATCGAATAATTCACTTAACTTTCTAGCCTCTGACATAGTAAAATCTGCATCTTTACCAATGATCTTTAAACTAAATCTTTGTGGGCTTATACATAGTAACTTTGCTAATTGCTTTTGGGTATATCCCATTTCTTTGTAACAGATGTATAAATTCCAATATTTAATTTTTTGCATAATTTTTATCCTCCAGTATTTCTATACCAAA